TGAACAATAAAATAAAATAAAATGAAATAAGGGTGGTTTGATTTTCCTCAAGTTAATCTCCATGTTCCACCCTTATAATCTAAGTCTGGCAACTTAGGTCTGATGATTAGCCAATTTAAGGAGAAATACAATGTCTAAAATGATGTTAAAAAATGTAAGATTATCGTTCCCATCAATTTTCAAGAAAGCGAATTTTGAGGGTAATGTAGGTAAGTTCGAAGCAACGTTCTTGATCGATAAAGCAGATACTAAAACTAAAGCAATGTTAGATGCAGCAATTGAAGCTGCTATTGCTGAAGCTAAGGTAAAAGTTGCATCTGACAAACGTTGCCTGAAAGATGGAGATGAGTCTGAGTATGATGGCTATGAAGGTAATTGGTCTTTCAAAGCTGCTAACTCAAAACGACCAACAGTGATTGATCGTGACAAGACTCCAGTTGTTGAAGAAGATGAGAAGATCTATGCAGGTTGTTATGTGAATGCTGTAGTTGATCTTTGGATTCAGAATAACAAATTTGGCAAACGTGTAAATGCTAACCTTTACGGAATTCAATTTCTTAAAGATGGTGATGCGTTTGGCTTAGGTGCTACTGACGTTACTGAAGACTTTGACGACTTAGACGACCTATAAACTTTAGGGGGCTTCGGCTCCCTTTCCTATTATGAAAAATTTTGTTGTCCTAGACTGTGAAGTCTACCCCAATTATTTCTTAGCAGCTTTTAAAAATATCGACAATGGAAACGTTATTACTATTGAGTCAAGAGGTGCTGATAAATCATTAACCCCTGAAGCCACTAAAAAGCTCAGGTCAATTATGCATAAGCGTACAACCTTTGGCTTCAATAGCAATAAGTACGACATGCCGATCATTCTATTTGCATTAAAAGGTAAAACCTGTAGAGAGATACATAAACTCTCTGACTTTATTATTGGTGAAAACTCAGCTCCATGGATGACCATGAAACGCTTTGATCTGATTCAACCTTCAGCAATGTCCCATTTTGATATTTCAGATCCATCACCTGGTGTAATGGTTAGTCTGAAGTTATATGGTGGAAGATTAAACTCTAAGCGTCTTCAAGACTTACCAATTAGTCCAGGAACTATGTTATCTGAACAGGAGATGGACGACACGCTTGATTATTGTATCAATGACTTGAATACTACAATCGATCTTTATAGAAAGGTTGAGGATCGAATTCAGCTTAGATACGATATGTCTGAGCAATATGGACATGACTTAAGATCTAAGTCAGATGCACAAATTGCTGAAGTCGTTATTAAGTCCGTACTGACTAAAAAGTATCCGTCTAAGAGAATTAAACGTCCAATCGTTAAAAGTTCCTCTACGTTCAAATACGACATCCCTGACTATATAAAATTTGAAGGCGAACAGCTTAATGAAGCTTTAGATTTTATCCGTAACCATCATTTTGAATTGGACGGAAAAGGCTCTATTAAATTACCAAAAGAAATTAAGTCTATGAAGATTCTTTTAGGTAGTTCTAAATACTCTTTGGGTATTGGTGGCATACATTCCACAGAAAAGAAACAAGCAATCGTTCCTAAAGATAACGAGGTGCTATGTGATAGGGATGTCGCGTCATACTACCCGGCTATTATTTTAAACTTAAGACTTTACCCTAAACATCTTGGAACAGGATTTTTAGATGTTTATCAAGACATTGTAGATGAGAGATTAAAGGCTAAACGATCTGGAAATTCACTTGTAAATCAATCACTTAAGATTGTTATCAATGGATCGTTTGGTAAACTTGGTAGCAAATGGTCAATACTTTACTCCCCAGATCTGATGATGGCAGTAACTATGACCGGTCAATTAGCTTTATTAATGTTAATTGAAAGACTTGAGAAGGCAGGCATTAGTGTTATCTCTGCAAATACAGATGGCTTTGTTTCTATCATGGACAAATCGCTTTATGAAACGTATGATGATATTTGTTTCCAATGGGAATTAGATACAGCATTTGAATTAGAAGAAACCAGATACAAAGGATTATATTCAAGAGATGTTAATAACTATTTAGCTATCACGGATTACGGAGCTAAAGGTAAAGGCATATTCACAATGAATCAAATTAGTAAGAATCCTGCAGCAACAATCTGTGTTCAATCTGTAGTTGATTTCTTAACTGATAATAAAGACATTGAGAAAACAATTAAAGAATGCAAAGACATTACTCAATTCCTAACGGTTAGATCTGTTACAGGTGGAGCAATATGGAGAGACCAATACCTTGGTAGAGTTGTTCGTTGGATCTATTCTACTGATGGTGAAAAGATAACTTACAAAAAGAACGGTAACAAAGTACCTAAGTCCGATGGATCTAGACCTGTTATGGAATTAGAAGGAATGGAAACAGATATCGATTACGATAGATACATTCAAGAAGCTTACGATATCTTAAAAGATATTGGACATGAGTAAAATATATTTTACGATAAGTGAAATGAGTATATAATTAAACTTTTTAAATAGGAGAAAAACATGGAAGACCAAGAAAAAAATACATTTATTGACCTAATTGCTCGAATGCATTTGAAATTCGGAATTACATCAAGACACATGAGATGGACAGACGAGGAAAAAGATTTCAGAATTGTAGCAATGCAAGAGGAATTAGATGAATACATGGATGCAGAAACCAAAGAGGACGAATTAGATGCCTTATTAGATTTGGTTATCTTTGCAATGGGTACTGCAGAAAGACAGGGTATGTTAGAAGTATTCGAGGAAGGATTCAGAAGAGTTATGAGAGCCAATTGTAATAAGAATGTAGGTACGAATGCTAAAAGAGGTAATTTCCAAATCGACTTAGTTAAACCTGAGCACTGGACTGCACCGGTCTTAATTGATCTGGTTCAACCTAACAATCAACAAGAACTATTTGGAGACAAACATGGAGCTTAAAGATACATTAAAAGAAAGAGGCAATCGATATGGTGACTTTAAGTATGTTGCTCGTGTTACAGAGGATTTAATGAATGTTATTTCTTTCTCACCACAATGGGAAAATCTAACACCTGTTCACAAACAAGCATTTCACATGATCTTTAGTAAGATTGCCAGGTCAGTATGTGGCGATCCAATGTATACAGATAACATCCACGACATTGCAGGATATGCAAAACTTTTAGAAAAATATTTAATTGAACAACAAGGAGAAAACTAATGTCAATCTTAGACGATGCAAAACAAAACTTAGGTCCAAAGCCTGTATTATCTGCTCACACTTACCCCGACCGATTCTATTCGAAAGAAGATTACTGTCATCCCAATAAATGGTTAGGTGTTTTAGAAGGTGAAAACGGGGAGAGACTTAATAAGAATGTTAGGAATAAATATTATCCTAAGATGAATAGTAAGCACATTGCAAAAACACCATTACATGCTATCCGTTGGGCAATTGATACATTTACAAATGAAGGCGATACGATCTTAGATCCTTTTGCTGGATCAGGTACGACTGCAGTTGAAGCCTTTGTACAAGACAGAAAGTTTGTAGGTGTTGAGTATGAATTCTTTCATGAGGTTTTAGTTCCAACAGTAGAGTATTTCTTACCTGATGCTTCTTATTCCGTTTTTGAAGGTGATTCGGAATTGCAATTAGATAACATTAAAGACGGAAGTTGTGCATTAGTTAACTTTTCAAATCCTTATCCTGATGGCGGTGATCATACCAAAGGCATTGGTGATAATAATACTTTAAGTTATAAAAAGGGAGGCAATTCTGGATTAATGAAGTCTAACGATCTTTACTGGCAAAAGATGAAAGCTATTCAGGATAAATCTTGTCAGAAATTAAAAGTAGGCGGACATGCTATTTTCGTTATTAAAGATATGATGAAAAAGAAACAAGTTTGGCAGTTGCATAAGATGCTAGCAGATCTTATGCCAGATAATATGGAGCACATAGGCACAATTGCACTTGATCATTACCCCCGTTCTCTATTTATGAACACGTACGAGAACTTTCATGGCACTCGTCCACCCTTAGAGCAGGTATGTCCGATCTTTAAACGGATCAAATAATGCAAATCAGAGCCAGAGACCTTGAACACGGTATCCTCAGATGCAGAGAAACTCTCTACAACTACGGCCAAATAGTTAAAACCGATAATTGGCAAGGCGATGCAGCACCTTTTGATTTCTTGGAAGTATTGAATATGAATGTTGAAATGTTAATGTGCAAAGATATGGAGGAATTGACAAAACAAACCCAACCCTCTTTACCCTGGGCAGATGATCACTTTAAAGAAAGGGTAGGTGGATTACCTTTAAATCCTCCACCTTCACATAAAGACTGGTTAAAAGATACTGAGGATTATTTGGAAGGAGAAAAGTTTAGTCATTCCTATCCGGAAAGGATGTGGTCTAAGGGATTACATAAAGGGATTCGATTTGAAATTGGTGATTTAAGTGACGCAGTAGAGCTATTGAAACGAGATTTATATACTCGTCAATGTTACATACCTATGTTCTTCCCAGAAGATTTAAGTGCTGCAAAAGATAATCATCGTATCCCTTGCACTTTGGGATGGCATTTAATTGTCAGAGATAACAAAATGCATTGTCATTATCCTATGCGATCATGTGATGCAATAAGGCATTTCCATAACGATCTTTATTTTGCCAATCGACTAGTTATGTGGATGATCGAGAAAGTTGATCCCAGTTTAGAACCAGGTGCAATTATGTTTTCATCTACATCTTTTCATTGTTTTAATAACGATGAATATGCTTTAAAGAAATTAATAGGAGAATGATATGTGCGGATTTTTAGTTTATAAGACAGAAAAGGCTTTAGATAATTATTTAGTCAAGGCACTTACCAACAGTCTATCTCATAGAGGACTTGAGAGCTCCGTAGTTAATGCTGATGGCACTTTCGTGCTTCACAATGTTTTACCTATGACTTCACTAAAAAAGTCTGAGTACAAACAACCTTTAAAAGATAAAAGATGGGGAGAGAATTTTGTAGGTGCATTCTCAGGAGAGATATTTAACTGGAAAGCATTAAGAAAAAAATATAATCTTCCTTCTGAAAATGATTCCCAGCTATTTACTGACATTGTAATGGGACCAGAAACAACGGCACGTCTTCATGAGATGGATGGCTTCTGGAACTTTGCAGCAATTGAAGATGGTAAACTATTAGCGATTGTGGATTACCTTTCACAAAAACCTTTATATTATCGAACAGACATGCATGCAATATGTTCTGAACCTTATCCGTTAACTCTACTTGCTCCAACAAAAAGGGATGATTTATTCTTTTCATCTATTCCCCGATTCGGTTATGATGTAACTGGCAGAACACCATGGAATGAGATTAAACAAATGCCTGCAGGTTCTTACTATTATGATGGCGAGATTAAATCCTATTGGAATTGGGACGAAGTTGAAGATGTAGACTTTGGTGAAGGTATATTCCGTTCAGTTAGAAATAGAATGAGAGGCGAAAGAGAAGTAGCAATATTGTTATCAGGCGGACTTGATAGTTCTATCATTTATGACATTGCAACCAGCTTCGATCTAGGTATTAAGGCATTTCATATCGAGAATGGCGAAGAGAAATATGTGAAGATGTTAACTGATGACTATGAGAAAATCGATCTAAGTGACTATTCTGTTAGTAAAGAAGAAGCTATCAGACGCAATCAAACCCCTGTCGATTTGGGAAGTGTTGTTCCTCAAGCCCAACTTGCTGAGGCTTTAAAGGAGAAAGGAATACATGTAGTTCTATCTGGTGATGGTGCTGATGAGCTCTTCTCTGGGTATAATCGAAGCAATTATTATGATAGCCAACACTCAGATGTCTTCCAGGAGTTACCTTATTATCATAATCCAAGGTTAGATCGTATTATGATGGGCTCAGTTGTAGAACTTCGATCGCCTTTCATGGCTTCATATATCGTTAAGTTCGCATTAAGTCTTGATTTTGAATCACGCAAAGGCAAAAAGTTCTTAAAAGATTTATTTAGAGGATTATTACCTGATGCTATTATTGATCGTGACAAATTAGCTTTAAAATCTAATGAGGTTAAGTCCAAAAGCAAAAGAGAGAATACTGTAGAAAACATTGACATCTTTCTTAAGGAGTTTAATTTATGAAAAGAGATTCGAAAAATCAATACTTTTTAAAGATAGCTACACTGGTTTCTAGTCGATCAACTTGTCCACGCAGATCGGTCGGTTGTGTTATCATTAACCCTTATGGCCACATAAAGGCTACCGGCTATAATGGAGTTCCAAAAGGTTTTCCTCATTGTATAGATAAACCTTGTGGGGGACAAGACTCCAGCTCAGGAACGAATCTAAATTCTTGCATGGCTACACATGCTGAACAAAATGCATTACTCCAATGTGATAACACTATGGATATTGATACAATTTATCTTACGACTTCACCTTGCATCACTTGTGCTAAATTAATAGCAAACACCAGTTGTAAGACTGTAATTTATTCTGAAGAGTATTCAGATACCTCAGGTGTTGACATGTTAACCAAATTAGGAATAGCAACTCAATATGAAAGAATCAACGATTGAAAAGAATGTTAGCGACTACGCTAAGTCACAAGGATGGTTAAGTTATAAGTTCGTCTCGCCCTCAAATCGTGGCGTACCGGATCGAATTTATCTCAAGTCAGGTAAATGTATATTTATAGAATTTAAAGCCCCTAAAA